GTACTCGCGCCTTTCCCACTACTGCTGTCCGTCGGGAAGGCACCGCCCCCGTTGCCGGAGTCTTCGTCGGCGGCACCACCGCCAGACGCCTTGTTGGCGACAATAATAGCCTTGTAGGCAGGATTGTCAACCACACCCTTCTCGAACGCATCCATGTCAAGCGGCACAGGCCCGAACTCGCTCGCCATCATCACCTGCGGACCGTCGTCGTTGAACTCGACAGTCAGGTGCTTACGCACGTGCGGATCGAGCAGTTCCGCGTTCTCTTTCGACGACGTGTTCCGCAGCGTGATCGTACCGACCACGTTGTCGATGGCGGTCTGCGTGATGTACGCGCGCAACGCGGACACTTCCACGTCATGCGCAGTCTGCTTGTCAGACAGCGTCTTCTCCCACTGCTGCGTCAGCTTGTCGATGTCCCCGCGCTTGCGCGCGTCACTGATGTCCAGCTCTTCCAGCTTCGACTCCGCGAGCTTTCGCGCATCGCGTTCGGAGCCGAGATCGGCCTTGACCCGCTCAAGCGCCCGCTTCAGCGGACCAACGTCTTCACGGTCGTCCAGCTTCACTTGCAGCGCGTAGCCATCGCCATCACTAGTGTACAGCTCCTGCACGGCGGGGGTCAGGTCTTCCCACTCACTCTTGCTGATCTTCAGTTCCAGCATCGTCGGTAGCCTCCTGAGTCATTGACTGCTGTTCGCGACGAGTCACTGTCTCGTCGTAATGAGCGCGGGCGTCTGCGTCCGGCAACGTAGCAACGCCGGCGCGCCGCAGATTGTGCCGGACTTCATCGAACGTGAGGATGCCCGCAGCAAAATCCTCACGCTGCTGCTGCCGCTCGGCAGTAGACAGCATCTGGAGTGTCGCCTCGCTTGTGATCTCTACCTTGATCGCGTCTGCAGACGCAGCGACACCTGCGAACTCTGCGCAAACGCGCAAAGCATCCGCGTAAGCAGACCCGACGTTGGCCGCAGTAGACAGGAGCGGCGAATGCGTCTCGACCGCAGTGATGGTGGCTTCCGTTGCCGTGCGCATGACCGCAGGCGACTCAGCGATACGTGCGCCTAGCGTGACAAGCTGCGCTTCTTTGTGCTTCATCGCTTCGATTGGCATCGTGTTCGCGTTCGGCTGGAGCAGCGTAGCGGTGCCTCCTTCAGGCAGCGGAATGGCCGCGCGAGCGCCGAACAGAATCTTACCTTGCAGTACGTCTTCGTACCACTCCTGCGTCAAGCCGGAGAACACCGGGGAAGGCTGCCCCAGCATGAAGCTGGCCTCCTCGTAGTCTGCGCTGTTTCGGTAGTGGCCAAGGTTAACCTTGGCGATATCCAAGAACGGCGGACGATCCAACTTGGGGTCGTTGTTGCTAGAGCCGACGAAGAAGAACGGAATGCGACGGAACGGCTGGCCGGCGGCATTCTTCGGGAACACCCACCTACGCCATACCGCGTACTCTCCGCCGTTCTCGCTTTCGCGCCAGATCCGCACGCCGTACTCGCCGTCACTGTTCAGCGCAAGCTCCCGGTACTGCCACCTGGACTCCATCGAGAACCCGTCTTCGCCCACTACCGAGTACTGCTCGCGCAGGACGACAAGCTCCAATATCCTGGCGGCCCCGACCTGGCGTTCGCGCCAATTCGTGATATTCCACGGTGCGTATGTCCTGATCACTGGGCGCACCATGCCCGACTCTTGCTCTGCGCGAGACAGCGCTTTCGCAGTCAGCGGGTAGTCCGCGAGAAGGCCAGCACGCCCATACGGCAGAACGTAGCCCACGGCCTCCTTCATGCTCTGCACGATGTCCACGCGTTCCCCTGTGGTGTCCTCTGCGACGACGCGAAGACCTTCCGGTAGATCCAGAACAGGAGGACGCTGGAACAACTGACCGAGGTAGCCGTCGCGCGTCCGCGCCGTCGCGTTGTAGAAGACTGCGCGGGTCACGTAGGCGTCGTAGCGCGCAGCGTTCTCCTCGCTGGTATCGGTGGGATTCGGCTGCGGGAGATACCGTCGCGCTGCGCTAGCGTTGACGACGTTTCCATTACGCAGCAAACTTCGCGGAGACGCGTACACGCCAACCCCAAGGTGACTGCTCACGTCGTTGTTGACCATCCCCTTGACGGCGCGCTCGCCCTCAAGGCAGTCAGCGAGGAGCTGGTAGTCCGGCGCAATGCGCTCAAGCTCTTCGCGCACGAACTGTACGCCTGTTTTCTGCATCGACTTCTCCTAAGCGACGAACTGCACTTTGATGATCTTCTGCATCACTTTGTGCAGCCACAGTACGCGGTATCTCGTCATGTCCCAGTCGTGGTCTTCCGCTGCGGTGTCTGCGTCGTCCTGGTTGCGCGCATCTCTCGGCAAGGTGGCTGTCGTGGCCATGAACGCGGCGTTGTTCGGCGTGAAGTAGAACCCTCGGCCTTCGCCGGTCTTCGCGGCAACAAGCATATCGCGCATGGCCTGCAGTCCGTTGACTCGCGATCCCTTGGCCTTGTCCGCCGGCACCCATGTCACGCCGTGGCGCTCCATGATCTTCGCAATCGTGTCAGTGTCCCTGTCAGAGACATTGTAGATCTGCGTATCGGCTGGGCCGGGGGCGGGCCGTCGCTGGATCCATCCCTCGTCTAGCATCTGTTCTTCGCGGTCGAGAATGCCCTTAGCAATCGTACTCGACCCCAGCCGCAGCCCTTCGTTGCTGCCATAGTTAGGCATACCTGTCGCCCTGTCAAGCGTTGCGCCGTACCACTCGCCTATGCGGATAAGCGAGCCACGCGTAGGACACCAGAGTCTGCCGTCAGGCAGTTCGACTTCTTCGCCGTTGGCCACGGTGAACCAACCTACCGAGAACGGATGGCTGGACCCCCAGTCGAACGCTCTGTCCACTGGCCAGTTCTCTGGAACAACAAAGCGCGGCACTCTGTGTACCTGCATATCCAGCAAGTCGTCAATGATGCCGCCGGCGGTAACATCCCACGAGCCTGTAAGCCACGCTTTGCGCCGGTTCGGATCGGACTGCTGGAGAAGCTGCGCCTCGTAGCTCGCGTCAAGGTACGGGTTTTCCTTGTAGCTGGAAAACACGGCAACTTGCTTCCGCACAATCTCGATAGGGTCGCCGCCTCCGAGCGGCTTAACGGAGAAGCGGCGCTCCACGACGCTGCCGTATGGTGCTGGATCGATGTACTTCTGCTTGACCCAGTTGTGGCCAGACCCATAGGGGTTAGTCGTAGACACAACCATCAGTGGGATTTTAGTATCGCCCTGGTACGAAGATCGATTACAGGACATCATCGCGTTAAAGCACTCTGGCGTGGGCCACTTCGTAAGCTCATTCCACAGGATGATCGGGTACTCGTGCCCGTGGTAGCTCCAGTAGTCGTCCGGCTCCCGCATGACGCGGAACAGCAACTCTTCGCCAGTCGGCCAGACCCACCGGTAGTCTGCTTTCGACTTCATGAAGGTGGCACCGTCACCAAACTGGCGGAACAGCCGCGACGTTTTAGTGACGATATCGTCTAGCGATTTGTACTCGCGGTCGAATAAGATGCCGCGCCAGTACGATCCAAACCCAAGACCGACGAAGCGGCGGAACAGCATGACCTGAAGCTCAGTTTTGCCGCCACCGCGCGTGCCGCAGAGGAGCAGGTCATCGCAGCGGGTGTCCAATGCGATTTCCTGCGAGCTTGGTAGCCCGTCTCTGCCGGGAAACGGCTGCCAGACGACGTTACTCATCGGAGACTTCCTCAAACGCGGCAGCTACTTCGGATAGCTGCTCTTGTAGTCTGTCCTGCTGTATTTTTGCTGCTTCGGCCCAGCTCTTGTCCGACCCCAGGCTCTGTACGACCATCACACGATTTTCGGTGAGGTTTACCTGCGTGTCTGAACCGGCGGGGCGCTTCAGGTGCCCACGAGCTTCCGCGTACAGCCGCAAGTACTTTAGCTTGATGTCCGGGTCGTCCGCAGTCTGCGCCAAGCGCCAGAGGGTCGCGGCGTACTCTACGTCAGTCGGCAGCGTGCCCTCTTGCCCTTCGTCTGTCGCAAGCACAGCTTGCACATAGTCGATGATTTCTTTGTCGTGCGCCCATTTCTGGAAGGCATACGCGGCGTACCCGATGTCCTGCGGCCAAAGGTCGCGCGCCACTTCCCACGGAGAATCAGGTCGCCGTGCGAGCATCACGGCGTACTGGCGCTTGTACGCTCGCGTGGCCTCGCTGTCGTTCACTGCCAAGACGTAGTCAGCTACGTCAGGCAAAGTACTGCTTGAGGACTCCGACGGCGTCTTCGTAGCAGTAGCAGACGACGTAACCGTAGTTTTGTCCCTGGAGTCGTTCACGCCATTCCTCTTGCTTCTTGGAGAGTCTGCCGCCCTCCACCTTCATCTCGATGAACAGCCCCGCCTTTCCGTGGGCGGGCACCGCAACAAAGATATCAGGCACACCCGCGCGCGCGCCTTCGGCTTTCATGCGCGCCCCCGTAATCTTGTCGCGTCTGCCGCCCATCGGAATGGCGAAGATGTTTCCGTAACGAGAGTCGGAATGTGCCATTTCTGCGCAGTGCGCAAACAGCTTCACTTGGTGCCAACTCTCAGCCTTCACAGCTTGCACGACCTGATCACGGCGGTGCGCGGTCCTCTGAACGTGACCACGTCAGTCAGCGGGTTCTTGTGCAGGCCGCTGACTTCGGTGAGGTCGTACCACGTCGCCGTGCCGTCGCCATTGGCGAGGCAGATCGTGTCCTCGGTTTCCTTGACCAGTTTGCCAGAGAAGTCCACACGGACCTCCTGAATGGTTGCGCACGTCGGGCAGGTGTACACCTCCGCGTGCTTGAGAATCGTGTACGCGAGCTTCGTTGCGCAGTTCTCGCACGTGACGCTGTCAATCATCGGTCTTGATGGGCTTCGGCTTCGGCGCGGGCTTCGGCTTGGGCATGGTCTTCTCGGTAAAGGCCATGCCGGCGTACTTGCACCGGGACGGGACAGGGTGCTTGAGGAAGCCGGCACCTTCGCGCCACATCTCCATGCCACACTCGGGACATTTCATTTCGTCACTCCTCCACGATAGTGGTTGATGTTTCCGACCATGGGCCGGGGCCGTTCTCGTTGAACCCTCGCACGCGCGCAGTGAATGTGTCAACCCCCACGGGCCAGTAGGTATACGCGCTGTCAGCAGCAATGTACCGCTGCGTCCTTGTGATCGTGTAGATCGGACCTATGCCGGTTACTTCCAGTTCGTAGTAGAGCGCGTTGTCCGCCGGTGCCCATCTGGCGAGGTACTTTTCGGTGGCCCAGCAGCCGTAGCTCGTGATCCCGCGCTGGGCGAGTTCAATGAACAGCCGCTGGTTAGACGCCTCGTCCACGCAGTCAGGTTCCTGCCCCAGCGCCACGACGCTGCACAAGGCCACGACGAATATCGCGCGCATCCTCATGCGAACGTCGTCTTGTACACGCGCATGACCTCAGATCCCACGGCCTGCAACGTGTCGGCAATGCCCGTAATCGTGCGGTCCTCCACGCTGACCTCTGCCGCGAACTCGTGGCGTCCATGCTCTGTCTCGACGATGATGGCCACTGCTACGGTTGTGTTGTTCATGACGCCGGCGTGTGCAAGTCGATGGCGATGTCCTTCGTCGGCAACCGCAGAATGCTGGCGTGCAACTCGATCACAAGGGCAGTCAGCGACAGCACGCCCGCGTCAAGAAGGCTCACGCAAGCGCGTGGGTCCGCCGATGCCTTCGCAGCAACCACAAGCGCGGTCCACTGCGACTGGAGATCATCCAGGTCGTCGCTGATTGCATCTAGTCGAACGTCAGGCATCAGACGCTCCTCCCGATCACCACAAGCCCGACCCACAGGTTGTCCGCGTAGATCATGGCCTCCATGTGAGACATCGCCTCGACGCGCGCACTCGCGATTTCCAAGTCATCCTCATCGACCAGGAACAACGTCGCGATCCACGCGTCATCGACTTCCTCGATCACGCCCTGGACCACGGCCCCGGTCATGATCTCTTCCGATTTGATCAGTTTGCCGTCCGGCATCTTCGTCCAGCCCAGCTCGTTAAACATGGCGAAACCTCCTGCGCAAGGGTATACCCTCGGATGCCCGGCTTGTCAACACTTATTTTCCAATGTTTCAAAAATACCCCACAGATTTTTGGGTGGTATCTACTTCCATTGGCGGCGGCGAATCCTGGGGGATGGGGTCTTGTATTGTGCCGGGAACGCCTCGTCGCGCGCGCCACTAGGACACGCGCGACGAGGCTTGCCGACCGTCAATGCAGCGGATAGTCCACCACGGCAACGCCTCGGTCCCAACATGCGCGGCAATCGCCGCACTTTCCGCCGTTACCGTAGGCGGGACACGCGTATGCATCGGCGGCCGGTCGGCCCACCGTCGCCACCGGCAATCCCTCAATCTGCGGCCCATTTTCACCGACCATAGCGGCCGAGACACGCAACGTCAGATTAGCAGGCAATGTGCCGACGGCTCGCCGCGCAATCCCATACTCTTTGGTGGGCAACCAAAAGCGGATATGGGGCAAGGTGCGGGCAATCCACGCAATAGCCTCAAGGTGATCCGACGATTGAATGTCGCCGGAGTCATGCCACCGGAAGTGCTTGGCGTGTCCGCGGGACTTGTTGTCCAGAAGTGCAGCCATAACTCCCGCCCACCTAGAGAGGCCGGAATCAACGGCTTCCATCCGCCGTGTCAATGCATCCTGCACGTTTCTAAACGTGTAGCGGCCCTTGCACGCGTAGCATGCGGCGCATGTTGATCCGGCCACGCTACGCAACCGCGAGCCGACCTTGCAACGAGTCGCAGGGAGCGAATAGGACAGCCACGGCATTTTGGACGGCCGCGAAAGACCACCGACGGCTTCTTCTAACACGGGCAACGACATAGAGATCGACTCGAAGTAGACGGCCAACGCTAGTTCGCGGTTGAATGACGTCATGATCGGTTCCTTTCGGTCGAGTGATTGTCTTAACCTTGACTACATAGTAACTCCGTTTCTGGAATATTGCCAACATTTTTTTTCGCACCGGTGCATTTTCCAGGACACGGCGCATAGGCCGTAGTTGTTAATTTTTTAACGGAATTGCACAGAATCCGACAACCTGGCGTGCCTAGCATATTCTATGCCATAGCGAAAACAAGGCGAAAACCGAATAGCGTCCGATTTTGGGCGTTATTCGCCAATTTGAGCTAAAATCGCCGACATTGAACGATCTCTTTTTTCTGGACTACCGGTACGGACCCAAGCGCGCTACGCTTAGAACGGCCGCTAGGGTGCTTGTACGAAACTGGACGTAACGTGTCAACAATGGGCCGGCGCATTTTTTGGTTTTTTTGATTGACAAAATGTCCAGGCTATTGACAAAAGCGCGAAGGCCGGCGCTGTTAAATTTTTAACGGAATCGAGCGAAAGTCAACAGCGGCGGCCTAAACTGGACTCGCCAGGTCAGGTATTCCCGCCGGCGAACCTGGACATCTTGGGTCCGATATTCTGCCGCTTGCCTGTTGCCTGTTGCCTGTTGCCTGCTGGCAGCGTCCACAGCGGCCCCAGCGCGCTGCCTGCGCTGCGCTGCGCCTCTGCCCCTGCCCTGCCCCTGCCCTGCGGCTGCGCTGCGCTACGGGGCAGCCAGCGCCCTCTGCGAGCGTCTTGCCTTTTGGTATCATTTTTTTCCTAAAAAGGTCTCTATATATGTATAATATAATATATTAATATATATATATATATAGATACTCATATTAACATTAAAAATCTCTACTGTTTTTCCCCTATCTACCTCCCCTTTTTCACTATACTCTATACCACCTCGATTTCATTATACTTTGCCCTAACTTGTTGCGCTGCAACGACTTGCGCCATTATACTCACTTTATACCGAATTATACCCCGTACCCTAACACCTTGCCGCGCAACGACTTAGCCTATTTACACTCTCCATTATACCCAGCGACCATCGCGCAAACCGTTGTTGTCCAGTAACTTACAAGAAAGTTTCATCTTTCTAGAAAAAAATGCGATACTGGTGTTGACAGCGTCCGATACAGCCATTATCTTCACAGCAGTTCAGACACGGCGCTACCTCACCGAAAGGAACCACGATGATGACGACCAACTTCACCGCCGACGTAGAGCAAGTGAACAACGCAGCGTACAGCGACGAGATCTCGCGGGCGGCGGAGGCCGGGCTGCGGCGAGACATCTGGATGGCGCTGCCCTGGGAAGCTCCGATGGCCGTCGTCGACGAGCTGGCTCACGAGATCATGGTCAGCCTGCGCCCGCTGCGTGTGCCGCACAATCCCGAGGAGTATCGCCAGCGACTGCTCGCCGCCCGCGAGTACGTGTCCGCCGCGATGCTGTACGCTGTGGCCAACGCCACGTCTTATGACTGCGAGGCCGCCGCCGAGTGGGATCAGAATAGCTGCCGCGCCTATGTCGTCAAGATCGGCGACACCTACTACGTGGGGCGGCAGCACAAGACGGCGGACGGCACCATCCGCCGAGATGGCGACTCCTACCGGACCACCGACCGGAAGCTCGCCCTGCGCTACTATTTCGGCGTAGCCACCGCCCACCTCGACTTCCCCACCGCCACCCAGGAGGTCTGACATGATCCGCCAAGAAATCAGCCCCAGCCACGCTGCCCGTCTGCTCTGCGATGCCAACGACGCCTACTGCCACGCGTGCGGCGACTGGTCCACCGGCGAGCCGGACCTGCACAACGCCGAGTGCCCGTCCTGCGGCGCTGCCGCCCTGTGCGGC